CTAAATCTATCTTCCCAAGCGCCTTTAAACTCTTCACGCGAGCACGGGAACACTTCACAAACCGGGTATACGTTAACATACCAAACACCCGACTCAATCGCTTTATATAAGGGGTCCTTAGCATTGAACGGAGTCCCAGACCAAATAACTTTCCTCTTATTGGGATGTAATGCGTAATCAATTGCCGAATAGACAGTATTCTCCACATTTTCAATAATCGTGGCAGACCTAGCATCTTCATCTCCTAATAGATCATCGAGTACAGCAAGGTGCGGTCTCGTATTCAATTCAACTGTACCACGAACACCGGTCTTCGCACCATGACCAGTAACAACAAATTCCTTACCTTCAGCATTTTTAAAGTACCATCTAATATCCGTGAATCTAGTTTCCTTGATATATTTTTTTAAAAACTCACTATTATCACAACGTCTTTCTATACGAAGCCTCATTTTCTTTACACCATTCTCAATACTATCTGAAAGATATAAGGCGTAGTCCACTGTTCCAAACCCTGGGATTGATCCATATACAGCTAGATATAAAAACAGATATTCAGCAAAGATAGTAGTTTTAGCCAGTCCCCGCGCACACATATTGGCGGTATTCTGATTCTTGCCTGCTATTTTATCCAGCATTTGGTAGTGAATTACCGGAGTCTTGTTCTCTTCTCCTTTTTCACCATTAACTAATTTAACAAATGACACAAATTCCAGGGCAAACTCACTTGGAACATACGAAGGATCATCGTCGTAGTTGATATCATTAAGCCATTCGTCCACTGATTTCTTAATCGGCACTTTCAATTACCTCGTAAGTTGTTTCTACCGGTTCGACTCTCTTAGCTATTATTTCACTATGTGCTACTTCCTTCGCACTGGACTGCCCATTTAGAATCATCTTTAATTGCTGTTGAGCAAGTGCTTTAGTAGTTGCGCGTAGTTCATCTACTAGATCATTACTGTATCCAATATCAATTTCTAGTTTAGCTGCTGTGGGGGCAGTTAAATTACTGATCAGTGATTCAGCTGCCTTCTGCCTCACTAATTCTGATTTAGCTGTATGCATTAACTCTGCCTGTACATTGATGGCTTCCTGGTAAACACCGGCATTCAATATATGCGTAGGCACCATCGTTTGTTCTATAATCTTGGTTATCAGACTGTTTTTACTGTAGTTATCAGCAAAACTAGCTATATAGGATGCAGAGGCCCCTTTATCTATCAAATTTTGATAACGATCTGGGAATACCTTACTGTAAGCAACAGAAGATTTATCCCCCATTAATTTAAGAGACACAAACTTAATAGCATTTACATAAGCTGCTAGTGAGTGCTTTCCAGTTGCTAGTACTGACGAGTAAGTTAATGTATTATCCCTAAATACTCTTCTTAGTTCACTATCGGGCTCTGAGTTAATAACAGCAACAATTTCATCAGTTATGTGCTTTCTAAAGCGTTTATCGGGTACTGCCCCGGCTAACTGCTCTTTAGTTAAATGATCTGTTGTTTCCAGATCAGTACTAGTATCTTTTAAATTAGTTAGTTGCATTACAAACCTCATTCCATTTGTTAATTAACTCGTTATGTGATACCCCATCGGAGTAGCATTCATGGGGGGATACCATCCATATATTCCTATCTACTTGTATTAATACACTTTTCTCGACTAATTCCGCCCAGTACTTGTTCCAGGTTCTATAGTCCTTAATCCAGTCAACTGCTCTTATAAACGCCTTTTTATCTATCTCATTGTTTTTATTAGATAATAGCGTTAATGGGAGCAGTAGAGCGCATGCTGTCCTGGACAAAGTACTCTCACCCGCCGTCTCCAAGTTTATATACTTACCCACTTCTAAGTCCTCTACTTGTTTGTGTATCCCACATGTGCTTAACTATAAAATACTGCTTGTCATTCCCATTAAACATAACATCTGGATTAAGCATATACTCTTTCTTAGTATATTTCCTAATAAAATCAGACTTCTTCAGAACCCTCAACCCACGATGGAAGTCATGCAGTGTCATACCGGACTTCTCGCATATAGTCTTAGGGGTCCCCACAACCATATTTACTCTATTAATTTTATACATCATTTTCAGTAATACCAATGCCGCATCACTCGATAACTTATTATTAGCTAAAAGTGTAGCGGGTGCCGTCCCTAATTGAAATTTATTAAACATCGTATGGTTTCTCGCTTATATACATAACTAATCTATAATCCTCCGGGTGTTTGTTATACCTCTCGAAATCCTTCATCACTTGCTCGGCCACGTCATAGGTCAGGTAGGCCCCAAAGTCCCACTCCAACTTCCACTTCCCATTAATCCTTTTTTCTATTATATATACAAAATTCCTATGGTGATACGCATCCTGGTTTCTTTTCATAACGACCACATATTACCTAAAAAACTACAAATAGCAACACTTAACTTCAGTTTAATCTCAGATGTGAGAGTTAACTGGCCTGTTTAATCTCAGATATGAGAATAAACTTTTTGTAACTTACTCTATCTAAAGGTCTATCTCTCCTTTAAGAATAAGAAGAGTCCTCCGGACTTCGCACGGCCTGCGGCCTGCTCCGTCCGTCGGCCTCCTGTCGCTTAATCTATATGGGTTACTACTTTCATCCGGCCTTTATATTATTAATACAATATTAACAAAAAGCCATTAGCAATTTTTTCATTCTAGGTATAAGTGCAATACTAACTGGTCGGGAAGTAAATCGGAGATTTACCCCCCGCCCCAAAAACAAAAACGATCTTTACACACAGCCTGTCAGGCTGAAGGACGAAAGTCCAGCCCTAGACATATCGTCTAGCGGTACTTTATTAGAGGTACTAACATGTTTGATTTATTCAAAGTTTTAAACTACATCCTCATCGAATCGCTTAATGCGATTAAAGAGATATTCGATGAGGTAAAATCGACAATCCTTCCGGTCGTAAGATCTCTCCGCAAGTGGGCGGAACAGATCGAACGGGAGGTTGACAAAGACATGGGCAAACAACCCAAGTCAAAGTCAAAGTCAAAGAAGAAAGCCGCATAGTTAGCGGTTAGCTAAAAGGAATCCTCAAATCCAACTCACCCCGGATTTGGGGCTCTTCCTTTTTTACACATAAAAAAACACAATAAAACAGAGCGTAGAGATGTCATAAAAACATCTATCTTCTTCCTACACTTAATTGTACTTAACACCAAAGTCAAAACCGCAAAGGCTTGTCAAGCGGAAGGAACCATTTAAGGTTCTTATTCATCGAGCATTATTGCTCAAGCACAATTTTTATGGAGGACGCAACATGAAACGTAATTCAAATGGTTCCATTAATCTTAATACGAACGGGAATGTAGTTCGTACTAAGATTAAACTGTTTGATAGTAAAGATAACGTAATAGCTATCTTTGCTACTGGTAATGGTTGGTCAGACGGGAAGCTCGATGTTGAGCTAGACCTAATTGGTAACTCTGACCAAATTGGAATATTGCCTGCACCAAAAGCAGTTATTGAAGGTGCAGTCAATGATTCAGATGAATTCATAATCTCTCACCGATTCATGGGTGAACTGTACGGATTTTGGAATCATCCAGAACGCAACGGCGAAATGACCGAAGCGATCTTAAAGAAAATCAAAACGGTTCTAAAATCAAAAGGTCACCGTTTTGAAGTGGTTAGAACTCAAACGCAAATCAGTAAAGAAAGACGATTTGCATTAGCTCGTTAGTTCTAATCAAAGGCAAAAATATCGGTATACAGGGGGTAAGTCATCCCTGTATACCTTTATTTTTTTAAAGACATAGTCTCGAGTTAGATGGTCACACTGCTGGAACTGACTGACCGCCTGAGAAAACCGCAAAGGCCTGTCAGGCGGGGGGAAGTTCCTTGAATTATTAATCAATTAAGAGGAGATAGTCATGAAAGCTAAATCTACTGGTACATGTCCTAATTGTGGTGGAAGTGGCAAGTACCATGGACGTGGTGAAACTGTGAATGGAATATTCAGAGGGTTTGTAGGGGACTGTTTCAATTGTAAAGGTAAAGGCTGGACGACTGCTGAAGATGACAGACGCAACAACTATTACTGGACGAAGGGTGCTGGATCGAAACTACATCTAGTTTAACTAAAGGAGAACAGCATGTATGTAATGACGTTTTTACAATCAATACCTACCATGAATTTAATCGAAGTAATCTTTTATGTGTTTGTACCTGTAGGAACGGTCATATGCGGTATTGTCTACGCATGGACTGAAGCTAAAAGAAGAGAGAACGAAATAGCATACAGAGAATTTGCTCATAAATCCATGAGCATGGACTCTACAGAATACGTAGACCTACTAGCTGAAGAAGCTCGGCTTGAACAAGAGCTACATGCAGTTAAAAACAGGATTTATAATCTTCAGCAGGAAATGCTGAAGCATTATGGTAACAACGCTGGTTCTATCGTAGCAGAAGCAGAATTACCATAACATTAAACAGAAAGGAGAATAGCATGGAACTCATTTTATGGTTTATAGGTATTAGTGCAGGCGTAATTGGATGGTATAAATTTAGAGGGGTAATAAATATCTGCGGTGAGATGTTAGCTAAAGATTACCAGGATGGGTTAAAGAAACCTAAACAACTGTTAGCTAAAGAGAACCAAGGACATTATCAGGGAGCCTACTGGTGTGAGGGCTGTGATACATGGCAACTACCTGTAGGGCACGAGAAGCACATAGAATCTTGTGATTGTAACTACTAACCTAAAGGGGATAGTTATGATTAGAGTTGTTAATAAATATAAAGAACAATTTGATGTTTATATTGGACGAGCGAGTGGACCGCGTGGAAAGTGGGGTAACCCGTTCTACGAGGGTACTAGAGACGAGAACATTACTAATTTTGAGAAGTATTTATTAGAGTCTCCTGATTTGCTAGCAGACTTACCCGAATTGTTGAATAAACGATTAGGATGCTTTTGTAAGCCTAAAGCATGCCATGGAGATATCTTAAAGAAGTATGCTGAATTAAAAGAGGAGAAATAGAATGCTTATGGACCAGAGCATATTCATAGAGGATAACGAAATAATCTTAGGGTTTACCGATAACGAAGAGCACCCTATTTTACGGGACTTTGATAGTCTTTGGGACTCAGTCGAAGACGATAACAATCTGATCCAAGGAAAGAACTATCATAACCACATAGCTACTTGGTACGGTCATGTGGATTACGCGTATACAGGTGTAAGGCACGAAGCTCAGCAAATGCCTTTCTTATTTCAAAACATTGCCAGAGATATAGAAGACCAGATGATGTTTCCTAATAACTATTTCAATAGTTTATTAGTTAATTTATATACTAATAAGGGCATAGCACCTCATTCAGACGATGAACCTATCTTCATGCATAGGGACGGGTCTATAGGTGCTGTAGCTACCATTAGCTTAGGAGCAACAGCTATAGCTACTATAACTTCTATCTATCCACTGGGTAATCAGAAAGAACCCTTAAAGTTTATGTTAGAAGATGAAAGTTCCTACTTAATGCCTGAGGGGGGCTTTCAACATAAGTACAAGCATTCAGTAAGTGCACCATCAGGGCGTAGAATCAGTTTAACTTTCAGACATATACCATAATGGTAGAGAGACCCACGTTGACATCGAGATAAGAGAGACCATATGTGTCTAAAAATCTACAGGTGACTTCATGTACTGGGCAACTCATACCATATAATCAACAGGATAAACAGCGTAGCTCAGGGGACTGCTCTAGCTAATGCTGTTTTATTCTGTTTTTTTAAATATAAAATAGTGAGATAATTACTTTAACTGGTGCATTCCTGCATCCTGTTTTAAGCACCTTTCGAGGGAGATGATCTGAGGTGCGGGGGTGTACCTCTTCAAGGAGATCTAAGATGGAGCTATGGAGACAACTAATTAAACGAATTACTAAGTGGAATGGCACAAAACGAGTAAAAGGCACAACCGAGCTGGGCGATGAAAATATCTTTTGTGAAAATTTAGATGATGAGTTTGTTATCTTCAGAAGAGCGTATGTAAAAGAGTTTTTATTCAAAGACGGCTACAAGGTTTATCTTGTAAACGTTGAGCAAATTGAGGAAGATGCAAAATTAGACGAGTGGGCAGATCGAGAAGAAAAGGAACAAATAGAACTGCATGATTCGTTAAATATGTCTTTAGATGCAAAAAATGATAAAATTATAAGAATCCAAGAAGGTATGGATAAGCATGATCCAGAGGATAACTAGATGTGGGTTTTATTGATGATTGTATTTAGTCAACCGTATCACGTGGCTACAGTGGATATCTTGGGTACATACACCGAGAAAACTGTTTGTGTTAGAGAACAGCAACGTGCTATGGAGATAGGTACAATTATTAAAACCAGCTTTGGATGTGTGAAGATAGAGGGAGTCAAACGTATGAACAATGTTTCACGTGAAACGAGGAGATAACATGAAATGGGTTCTAGTTCAAAATATTCCAATTGACTACTGTCGAGCAGTAATGGCAGATGAGGAAGGACGCGCTATCAGGTTTGATTCACAACATGAAGCAGAAGAGTACATACAAAAACATGGATTAAAGCCATATATCAGAGAGGACCTAGACGATATAATGGCAGTCCCTGAAAAGGAAGAACCGACACCATCTAACGCCGATTATTAACCTAAAGGAGGCCACATGAAAATACCTATGCCGAAAATATCTGTACCATCATTTTTAAGCGGTATAACAGTCTACAAGCTAGAAAGAGTGTTAAGAATGGCACCAATTATTAAAGATGTATTCACACCAACTCCTACCGAGTCAGAATCTAAGGCACAAATAAGTAAACTTGAAGATGTTGTTCATAATAAAAACGCAGAGATCTTTAACTTAAGACAAGAACGTAAAGCTATGAAAAGATTAATATTTTCTAGCAATGAAAAGATTAAAGGTTTAGAAAAACAAGTATGGGGTTTAGAAGAAAATCTAGACAATTGTAAATATGAAATGGACAGGATGCAATTAATCTTAACCAAGGAGGGATTGTGATAGAAAAACATCTAGAAGCAGCAGGCTGGATAACTATTTGTTTTGCTGTACTTTATTTTGGAGGGCATCTTATACTTGCTTGGGCAAAATAAAGTGAATAATTACTTTGTGGTTTGTTTGGTTTGAAGCCTTTAGGGGGTAATCCCTTAAAGGCTTTTTTATTAAATAAAATCGAGGAGACAACGTGACTAATATTGATCAATACACTATAGAAACTACCTTATCTACCAGATTAGCTGAAAATATCATTATGGAGTCTATTAAAGGACAGATTCCAGAAGATATGAAATTAAAGATTTCTAATGTTATTAAAGATCTTAATAATCATAAGCATATAGACAATGAAGAAATCTTTATTTCAGTATTTGCTCTTATGTTAAGGGATAATGTTAATCAACCTGTTCAATCTATAGCTACTCCTATTGGTAAATTTGCTGGATATGCTGACGACGCATTAAAAGCATTTGAATGGGGATTTGCATTTCTTAAAGAATGTAGAGATAGTGATCTATATAAACTTAATATGAAAAATAATAAATGTTATGTATTTCCTAACTTTCAAACAGAACATACAGTTAGGAATAAATTATTGAAATTGCAATATTTACCTCCTATGAAAGCAAGACCATTAAAATGGACAGATAATTATAATGGCGGATGGTTATGGGAAAACAAACATATAGTTCTAGGACATAGATTTAATAGACATGATAACTATCTAGCCTATGACGCTATTAATAGACTTCAAAGGATTCCTTGGGAAATAGACCCTGATACTTATTTGTTTGAAGAACAAACTAATACAACTATCAATAAGAAACAGTTCTTAAGAGTTATAGATCAATACCTAGGACATCATTTCTATTTCGTATGGAGATATGATTCAAGAGGGAGAAGTTATTCTTCTGGCTATGATCTTAATCTTCAAAGTAATGAATATGGTAAAGCCTTATTGTCATTGCATAAGAAAGAAAAGATCACTAAGTTATCTAATTTGTATATAGCTATAGCTAATCATGCTGGTCAAGATAAATTAACTTGGCAAAGCCGAATCAATTGGTATACGAAATTTGCAACTCGTGTATTAGTAAATCAAATTAAATGGAAAGAGCCTATTTTAGCTAGAAAAGCACTAAGAGCTCTTAAAGATACCAAAGCAGGTAAACCTACTGGCTATGTAATGTCAATAGATGCTACATCATCTGGTATTCAAATAATGGCTATACTTTCTGGTTGTAAACAGACAGGTAAATTAGTTAATTGTGTGAGTCCCAATAAAAGATATGATTTGTACAACAAAGTGGCTCAAATGATGAATAAGAAGCTCTCAAAGCCAGTTTCACGCAAGATTGTAAAGGAATGCACTATGACGCATTACTATAATTCTAAAGCTACTCCTAAGAGCTTACTAAGCGAGAAAGAACAAAAAGTATTCTATAAAATAATTGAAGGATTACTTCCAGGAGCAGAAAGAGTTATGGATACGATTAATCAATGCTGGAATCCTATTGGAGATCACCATTCATGGGTTATGCCTGATAATCATATGGTATATGTTCCTGTTATAGAAAGAGCAAGCAAAGTGCATTTGGACCCAGAATTCGGAGAAATTCCTCTACAATGGTATTATCAAACTAATTCTAATAATTACAGATCTCTTTGTCCTAATGTTATTCATTCTATTGATGGATATATTGCCAGAGAGATGATTAGACGTTGTAAATTTCAATTAAGTCATATTCATGATTGTTTCGTGTTTAACCCCAATCATTTACAAAAAGTTACAGAAACTTATAGAAAAATTATGGCTAAAATAGCTAATAGTAATCTACTAGCAGATATATTAAGCCAAATAACTAAAAGCCCTATTACATTTAGTAAAGACAGTAATGATTTAAGTAAATATATTCTTAAAAGTAGTTATATGCTGTCTTAGTTGTTAGAGATTCTCGAACAGACACAATAGCCCTTCTTCGGAAGGGTTATTTTTTTTTTAAGGGGATTTAGCAATTCGTGAGAATCGGTTACAGCATTCTTGGGTGCCAAGAGGTGAAGGATACCCGTGTCTATTTCTTACTAGCGAGAGCGAATTGTTAAGGCACCTATCCCCTTATACTTAAGATTATAATATTCATAGCACTTAGTCTTACTAAAAATAAGGAGAAGTCTAATGTCGTGTTTTGTAGTAAATTATTGTGAATTACGAGCTTGTCAGCATTGGAGAATAGATAATAAATGCGTAAAAAACAATATGTCTATTGTTGATGGTGCCAAGTATGTAAAGAATTTACATAATAGTTCTGTTTGCGAAGTACGCCGACAAATAGATAAATATCGATTAGAAAACTTATTGGAGGAGTAACTTATGAAATTTAAAAACATAATGTTACAGACAGAGTTTGTATGGAAAGGATGGAAGTTTATTAAGCTTACAGAACCCATAACAGTTTGGAATCCCTATCATACTTATTACGATAAAAATGCATTCAGTGACAAGAATGCTACATGTTTAACTGGTCCTTGGAAAGGTACGTTGAGAAAATTTGATACAAAGAGTCATGATGATACATTCACTCAAATAAAATTTTAGGAGAATAAAATGGCAAAAATGGGAAGTTATGAACTACAAAAATTAAAAAGCGGTATAAAAGATGGTTTGTATCGTAAAAGAGAAGATGCGCTGAACGTACGTAGAGCTGCTATAGCTAAGAAAAATAGAGAACTGCAATTAGCACCAATACAATATCTGCTAGATCAATTACCTACAACCATGATATCTCACGCTGATGAGTATGTTGTAAGAATGAGATACACCCGAGAGGAAGATAAAACTAACGTACTGGTAGATGAGAAATGGGATTATAAAACAGATACACCTGTAATAAATCCTCAAAAAGTTTCTAATTCACATTACCAGAACACACCAGACAATGATCTAAAAGAAGAATTGCAGGAAGAGGCAGATAAGCTTTGTGAAGATATTATAGAGCTAAAAACTGAAAAAGAAGAGATGTCTGTATATTTAAATGCAACTACTAGTAAATATACGGGGTCATTGCAATTAAGAAAAGCATGGAAAAACGAACCAGCACTCCTTAAATACCTTCCAGCTGAACCAGTTAAAATTTCCAGACCAAAACCTGCAAAGAAAGTTGTAGTTCCAGATCTTGAAGTACCTAAATTTCTTAAAACTCGTATGACTACTAATTTATTGGAGGATGACTAATGTTTGAAGTAAACGCAGATGAACTAAAAGAAGCTCTAATTAGAGACTTTAAAATAGGTCTCACCCCAATGGTAGCTTCTAGTCCAGGAATGGGAAAATCTGATATTATTCGTGATATTGCTAAATTATTTAGACTTAAAGTAATTGATTTTAGAGTATCTCAATGTGAACCAGTAGATATGCAAGGTTACCCAGGAGTCATTGAAAATGGAAATCATTTAAAACGAATGACTTTTCATATCCCAGAGTATTTTCCAGTTGAAACAGACAAAATACCTGATGGGTATGATGGATGGTTGTTGTTTTTAGATGAATTTAATTCAGGGAATAAACAAACGGAGGCCGCAGCATATAAATTAATTCTAGATCGTGAAGTATATAAGCATAAGCTACACCCTAGATGTTTAATAGCCGCAGCTGGAAATTTAACTACAGATAGAGCAATTGTAAATACTCAAAGTACAGCAACTACATCAAGGTTAAATCACTACCGTATGCGAGTTGATCATAAAGTCTGGATTGACTGGGCAAACTCTCATGAGATTGATCATCGTATTATTTCACTAATTAAATTCAAACCAGAACTATTACATAGATTTGATCCATCAACAAACGAATTAACTTTCCCATGCCCACGTACTTGGGAATTCGCATCTAAAGTAATTTCAGGAGCGGAAGCTATAGATCATATTAATAAAATACGATTAGCTGGTACTATTGGTGAAGGTGCAGCAGTAGAACTAGCAACCTATTCTGAGATTTATCAGAACCTACCTACCATTGAACAAATACTTTCTAATCCTAAATCAGGATGGAAAGTTCCTAAAGAACCAAGTGAACTATATGCAGTTACAACTATGCTAGCTCATAATAGTACACCAAATAGTATTACTACATTAATTATAGCCATTAAAAGGCTACCAACAGACTTCCAGGTGATTACTTTTAAAGATATTTATAAAAGAACACCTGTATTAAAAGGGCATCCTGTCATTAAAGACTGGATATCTACACATAGTTCAGAAATCTTTTAACTAGGAGGAGAACATGTCTAATCTAAAAATCTTAGTACGCGGGGCGTACGACATACAAAAATTAAGAATTCAAATGGGAAACAGGCTTGTTGGTAATTTTAAAGCAAAATTAGGACAAGCACCAAGTGAACCAGAAGATACAATAGATGTAACAGGACAGGTGGTACTTAAACAATTAAGAGCAGATTACAAAAAAATTACTGACGGGGTAAAAGTTTTTCCAACCCAGAAGAAATTCAAAAGTCAGGGAGTAATTGAAAATTATACAGAACTTTGTCTTATAGCTTCTTACAAAGGATTAGAAGACAAAGAAGAACAGCATTTTAAACATTTAAAAGATGTATTAGTAGAATACCGGCTTTGGACTGACTATTTAAAAGGTGTTAAGGGAATAGGACCAGCTATGGCTGGAGTACTTCTAAGTGAAATAGATATTTATAAAGCAAAATATCCATCAAGTTTATGGAAACTTGCTGGTTATGATGTTGGACCTGATGGAGCTGGAAGATCACGTAAAAAAGAACATCTTGTTGAATCTGATTATACTGCCGCAGATGGTACAATTAAACAGAAAATGGGTATTAGTTTTAATCCATTTTTAAAAACAAAACTGTCTGGGGTTTTAGGAGCTTCTTTTTTAAAATCTAAAAATGAGCTATATGCAACTAGTTACTACGAGTATAAAGAGAGGCTAGAAAATCATGTTGATCATAAAAATAAAACAAAAGGACATCGTCATAACATGGCGATACGCTATATGATTAAACGATTTCTAGCTGATCTACATGTAGTATGGCGAACACAAGAAGGACTATCAGTAAGTGTTCCTTATTCCGAAGCTAAGCTAGGAATGAAGCATGCAAGTTAGTCGTATGGTATTAGTAAACCAAAGAAAAAAAGCGAGCTAACCCATTATAGAAACCCAGGATGAGAAAGCGAGTCATTCCCAATTAGAAACCCATCCTATTTAAGCGAGTCAAATGGATAAAGAAAACCATTGAGAACTAGCGAGTCAGCAGAAAATAGAAAACCAGTTTTTAGAAGCGAGTCAGACATGGAACACCATGACCAAGTAAACCATTAAGGAACTAGCGAGTTAAAGATCAAAGAAACCCGATATGATTGAGCGAGTCATGTACTTTTAGCAAACCAAAGCGGAAAAGCGAGTCAAGTAATATAAGTAAACCAACATATATCAGCGAGTCATTTGGACGTAGTAACCCATGGAAGAGAAGCGAGTCATATGGAGTAAGTAAACCACTCCTTATAAGCGAGTCACATTTTTAGATAAAACCAGAAGGAACAAGCGAGTCAGAAATAGAAAGAAAACCATGGCGATGAAGCGAGTCACTAAAAGAAAGAAACCCAGAAATCGCATAGCGAGTCAATCGTGTAAAGAAAACCAACATTCAGTAGCGAGTCACCTTGATAGAGCAACCCAACACGTCCAAGCGAGTCATACCAATTAATAAAACCATATAAGATTAGCGAGTCAGTGACGGGAAGTAAACCAATTAAAATTAGCGAGTCAATGGTATTTAGTAAACCAAGGAAGGTTAGCGAGTCAATGAAGTAGAGAAAACCAATAACTGAAAGCGAGCCAAGAGTACGAAGTAAACCAGTACCGTACAGCGAGTCACTTTCCCAAAGAAAACCGGAATTAAAAAGCGAGTCGTTGTTGACAAGAAAACCAGAGACAAAAAGCGAGTCATCGGAGCAGAGAAAACCAACTTTCGGGAGCGAGTCAAAGACGGTTAGAAAACCATGGTGTGAGAGCGAGTCATCCTAAATAATTAACCCAAACAATTCAAGCGAGTCAAACCCGACAATTAAACCAGAATAGTTAAGCGAGTCACGATGGCATAGAAACCCAAAATGACGAAACGAGTCACTGTTCCAGAGAAACCCATGGCACAGGAGCGAGCCATAATCGAGTAGAAATCCAGAGTAACTGAGCGAGTCACATAGAAGTAGAAAACCATGTTCGCAAAGCGAGTCAAGAGCCTCGAGAAATCCATATTACGCAAGCGAGTCATCTTTTTCAAGAAACCCACAGGCTGAAAGCGAGTCACACGATTTTAGTAACCCATTGATCAAAAGCGGGTCAGTATTGTAAAGAAAACCGAACTTTATTAGCGAGTCATAGAAGATAAGAAATCCATATTAAACGAGCGAAATTATTAAAAAGAAAGGAGGCAATAGTGTCTACAGATTTAGAAGGAAAACTACTTAAAGCAAAGATAGAGCTTATGACTAGATCTGTATTTATATCTACGATTGCCTTAAGTTTACGACATGTCATCACTGATGCTACAGCAACAGCAGACGTTAATGGAACTACTATTCGGTATAACCCAGAGTTCCTAGAAGGACAGACAGTTTCACAGTTTGCTGGGCTAATGGCACATGAGTGCTGGCATGTAGCATTTCAACATCTAGCTCGTAGAGGAAGCAGAGACCCTATTATTTGGAATTGTGCAGGTGACTATATCATTAATCACATGCTCGTCAAGGCAGGATTTGAAATACCTACAGCAGGCTTACTTGACAAGAAATACGGCGATGGATGGTCTACTGACAGTATCTATGACGATCTGATGAAAGAAAAGAAAGATTTTGATACTAGTACTTTAATGCTAGATCTTCGAGAAGAAGGCGAAGAAGACAAACCAAATATAAATTCAGCAGTAACAAATATTATTGTTAGAGCTAGAACTCAAGCACGGATATCTGGAAAGCAAGCAAGAGGTGAAATTCCAGATGAAATTGAACGAATGATTGATGAATTACTAAATCCTAAATTACCATGGCAAGTTATATTACATAAATTTCTAGATCAACGAGTCAAAGAAGAATACTCATGGGCAAGAAGAAATCGTAGATATATGTCAGATACTTATATGCCTAGCCTACATAGTTATGGTTTAGGGCATTTAACATTTGCTATAGATACGAGTGGCAGTATAGATGACGAAGAATTACAAGAAATGCTAAGTGAAATTAAAGGTGTTCAACAAGTATTTAACCCAGAATACATGACAATTATTGACTGCGATTCACAAATTCATCAAATACATACTATCGATCAAACCACTGATATTATGTCTCTGAAATTTCATGGAGGAGGTGGTACTAGTTTTCAACCAGTATTAGATTATGTAGAAGAACATCCTACTCAAGCTCTTATATATTTCACTGACTTATACGGAGAAGAACATTTAAATCCAATAAATTATCCCATTTTATGGATATGTAACTCTGATCATAAACCGGCAACTATTGGAGAAACTGTCTATGTCGATCACTACAGTACTGCTGTGCAAAGAAACAGCTATGGAATCAGTAGAAGTTAGTAACCACTACTTAGAGCCACTAGTTAAAGAGGGAATTGCAATGGGCTCTATACTTGTATTATCTCTTATCTACAACACTCCAACTAAAATATTAGCTAAAACTGCTAAAGCTTATTTAGATAAATTAATCACTAGAATTCCTAATAGTGTTCATAGACTAATTATAGCAGATAGTAATTATTTTAAATTTATTACTAAAACAGCTAAAGTTTCTAATAGTTACGGTACTGTAGTTAAAGGGAAGCATCCCGGATATCTACACTTCACTTGTGTATATGTTCCTAACTATAAAACGTTATTTCAACAACCAGAAAATTCTAGATTAATTACATTAGGTATTAAGGCTATTGCTGGTACAGGAACAGCAGTATTGATTAATTCTGCAGAGTACGGATTCCAACATGGATCTGATAGAGAGCTCTTAGATAGCTTATATCAGTATCCAGTACTAGCTGCAGATATTGAAACTACAGGATTAGATCTTAAAACAGAGATAGTTTCTATTGCTTTTGCATGGACTAAACATGACGGAGTAGCAATTGACCTATCTATTAACGGTATTTATTATCTTAAAGAATTCTTAGAAACATACAAAGGAAAACTGTTATTTCATAACGGATTATTTGACGCAAAGATTCTTATTAGAAGTTTGTGGATGGAACATGCTACTGATCATAAAGGCATGATGAAAGGCCTACAGTACTTCAAAAATTTTGATGACACAATGATCCTAGCGTATTTAGCTAAGAATGCTACTACGAAGGTATCTCTCAGATTAAAAGAAGTTGCTCTAGAATATGTAGGCAACTACGCTATTGAAATTCAAGATATAACTAAATACACCAAAGCAGAGATCTTAAGATATAACTTAATTGATGCGCTAGCTACTTTTTACTTGTGGGAAAAGTATTATACTGAAGCATCGTCTCGCCCTTACCTAGAAATATTTCAACCCAGCCTATATTCATTAATTAAAATGATGCTAGTAGGACTACCTATGGATTCGAATAGAGTCCAGGAAGTACATACTATTTTGGCTGGTAAAGAGAAGGTGTTAAATGAACAAATTCAAGAAAATAAATATGTAAATACATTTAACTATGTACTTCAAGTAGAAGCTTGTACAAAAGCTAATAACAAATTAAAGAAATTAGTTAAAACAACTAAAGACTTTAGAGATATACGTTTTAATCCTAGCAGTCATCCTCAACTGGCTAAATTATTATTTGAAACATTAGATTTACCAGTTTTAGATACAACAAAATCAGGAGCTCCTGCTACAAGTGCAGATGTATTAAAGGATCTGGAAAATCATACTACTGATGGAGAGATCCTAGATTTACTTAAATTCGTAAGAGATCTATCTGAAGTATGTAAGATCAACGGTACTTTTATCAAAGCATTCATGCAGGAAAAAGATTTTCTTCATGGAAATCTAAAGCTTGGAGGAACACAATCTGGGAGGTTAGCTAGTAATTCTCCAAATCTAACAAATCTCCCAGCTCATGGATTTATGGGCAAACTAATCAAAAGCTGCATAGTTGCACCAGAAGGTTGGTTGTTTGCAGGAGCAGATTTCTCAGCTCTAGAAGAACGTATAGGAGCTATCCTGAGTAAAGATCCTAATAGAATTAAAGTCTACACAGATGGGTATGATGGGCACTCACTAAGAGCTCAAACATATTTTGCAGATCAGATGCCTGATATAGATCCAACAAGTGTAGATAGTATTAATTCTATACAGGATAAGTACCCAGAACTAAGACGTAGATCTAAAGGGCCCACCTTTGCTCTACAGTATATGGGTACAGCTTATACTCTTCATAAACGAACTGGATTCTC